TCACTTCAATGAACTATTGGCAACTTTAGCCAAAGTCAAAGGTAAGTTTCTGCTTAGCTCATATCATAATGAGGAACTATCTAAATATGTAGAGCAATATGGCTGGTACCAAAAAGAGATAACTATGCATCTAAGCAGTAGTAATGCAGTAGGGAAAAATAGGTTAGAGGTACTTACAGCCAACTATCCTATATAAGCAAAAAAACACGGATATACTCCGTGTTTTTTTAGTATATTTGCCCCATGCTTTTTCTGCTCAAAAAATGTACTTTTCATTTTGAAAAAATGTACATTTCGTTTTGCCGATTATACTTGTATTTGGAAAGTGCTTATACATCGGTGACCGTAAAGTCCTGTAAGATACAAGAGAACAGGATATTGAGATTTTTTCTTGTTTACAGGAGCTTTTTCTAAGGCATTAGAACGTTTGAATTGCAACGGATAAAGCAATGCTTTTGGGATGTGCAAGAGTTCCGAAATAGCCTCGCTCACCTTTGTAGCTTCAGGGATATAAGGAGCATAATCACTCTGAGAGGTTTTTTCGGCAGGGTACCACACTTGTATAGGGATTTGTCTGGCTTGGTGCTTATCTGTAATAAAGATCTCTTCCCTATCGGGATCAGTTACCCAGTAGCTCACTGTACCAATAGCATACTTACCCATAGGCTTTACAAAAAGCGTTGGGTGAAATATATAGTAAGCCCCTCTCATAAGCAAGAATAACACTAAGGCTATAAGAATATGCATTTTTTTCATTTGCTAATTATATTGAGGTAGTGGCAAAAATACACTACGAGTTTTCTCCAATACGCTCTCTAAGGGGCTGTAAGGCTTTCCACTGCTGATATAGATGAGCTATTTTATTCATAATATACTCTTTTTTACGTTTAAAGGTAGCTTGTGGCTACCTTTAAACGATATAACATGCAAAAGTACATATTATTTTTCACTTAACCCACTAATTTGTAGTTTTTGTATCAGCGCCCATTCCTCCATC